TTCTCTAAATCCTGTTTTTGCAAAACAATTAGCAAACATTGGATTTTTTATAAAATCTTCTGGATCATTTGGTCTAATCCAATCTATTAATTGTATTCCTAACTCTTCTTTATACCAATCTCTACATAAACTCCAACAATCAGTTACACCCCATACCCATTTTCTACCGATTAAAGGTGCTTTATATCCACAAGGTTCACAATAACCCCATTGTTTTAAATTAGGTTGAACAATCCACCATTTAACACCAGAATTTTCACAAGAAACTTTATCTGCTTCACTAGGGTTAGGACTTGTAATAGGATGACTATGAATAACAGCACTTATCTCTCCATATTTATCTTCAGTATCAGCCCAATCATTAGGATCTAAAATAAATTGATCTTTAGGATCTACAGCTAAATTTTTACAAGGAATATATTTTTCTTTACCTTTAACAATAACTAAAAGTCCACAAGATTCTCTAGGATCTTCCTGTATTGCGTGTTCTAATGCTTTATCTTTCCACATTATGAGAAAAACGATCCAACACCTGGGAAGTCTTGAGGTAAGACCTGACGTTTAGGCAATCTTACTTCTTGAAGATCAAAATTTGCAGCAAGTTCAAATTCAATAATATCCCTATTTTCTGTTGATTTTCGATCAATATAATATACTTCGTTAGGAAAAGTTGCAGTAGGATCAGGTGTCCCATGAGGATTTTCAATCTGTTCCTGTTTAATTAACTCACCATCTTCTTGAACTAAAGCATTACTTACACTATCTTCTAATAAAATATAACCAGGATCAAAGTTTTCATTATCTATATATCTTTCTAAAGTTCTAATTCTTGTTACCTTTGCCCCTTCTAATCCTTGAGGCAATGTAAGAAGTATTGTAGTAAATGTTCCTAGAATATTTGATATTGTTAGTCTTGGTCTTGGTAATTGTTTTCCATTAAACTCAAAACCACTAGCCTCTATAGGCATCCTTGTATATTCAATATTATCAAAAATAATATTTGAACTTTCATCTTCACTTACACCATTATGAAAATAGTATTTTGTATTAGATCCATGAATAGCTGTAATTAATTCAAGCTGAAATAATTCAACAATATTACTAGGATTTATCTTCTGTAGTTCTGATACAGGAGTAGCCATTATGGTTCAAATACTTGTTGGAACGTCATATTTAAACTAGCTCTATTTAAAAAAGGTATTCTTTTAGTCCATTGAAGGCATATCCATTTATAAGCAACAGCACTACCAGGAGGTTGCCATTCAAAAGAAGCACCATCATCTGCTCTCGCTTCAAGAAATGTTTCTATTGTATCTGAATCTGATTCAGAAACATCAAAAGTTAAAGACCAAATATAAGGTTTTGTATTTAATCCAAATTTAATTCTATGCTGGTAGCCATCATTAAATTGCGTAGTTTGTATTTGTGGAGATGTTGTTTTTTGAGAATTATAAGAAGGATTTATAGAAGGAAAAGTAGCCATTATGTTAATAATCCTCCAGGTCTTTTTTGTTTAATCAATTCTGATTGTATCGCTGCTGATAACATTTGTCCTAATTCCCGACCTTTTTGCTCATCACCTTCAACAGAAGAACCAGAAGCATCTACATTGACAACCACATTAGTTGAACCAAGAGCATGGTTAGGAATTATAGTTCCTGCCCTATCAGGCATAAATAATTCTGGGCCTTTTTCTCCTACAATAGATGGTTTGCCAACAGGAGGTCTGCCTCCACTTGCAAATTTACCATACTTAGAAGTATCAAAATTTCCATAGTTAGAAGTATTAAAACTACTTCCCAAACTTAATCCATCAGCCGATGGTGGTTTTACGGATTCTGTGACCGTTTTTGTAGGGCCAGATGAAAATATACTGCCTATTAAAGAATTAACACCAAATCTAATTAATGCTCTTGAAAGTTCACGGAATACACTACTAGCTACTTGACCAAGAGTTTTTGTTCCATCTATTGCAGCTTGTATTGCATTAACTAATCCATCTTCTATTGTTTGCCCAAGGGTCTTATATAGATCTCTTAATTTTTTTACTGCTTCTTCTTGCTTTTCTAATGCTGCTAACGATCTAATTGCATTTTCTAATCGTTCATAATCTTCTTTATCTGTATCTTTATCAATCTTTAATGTACGAGCAGCTTCAGCAATTTTTTCTTGAATAGCAGCTTCTTTATCCCCTAATTCAATTCGTCTAAGAATTGCTTGTTCTTGTGTTTGTAAATCACGAATATAACCATTAAACTGTTTGCGTAATTCTTGAGTTGAATGATTCATGTCGTCTACATATTCTGCTATTTTCTCTAATAATTCTGCTGCTCCAGGTATAAATCTAATTAATCTAATAGCTTCTTTACTGACATAACCAACAAACGATAGAATTTTATTAACTACCCAAAAAATGCCATTTACTAACCGTAAAATTAACGTCAAAGCTGCCACAAAGGGAACAGAAAGTATTCCTAATGTTGATGAAATAATGGTTGTAAAGTTTTTCCATTCTCTTCCTAATAACCCAAGTAGATCAGCTATATCTTCATTAGTGCCTTTTACAGTTCCAGTTTGATTAGCAACTTCTTGAGAAATCAATTCCTGTGCTTGTGATTCTTTATTCATCATTCTTAAATTTTCTACTGCATCCTCTAATTGTGAGTTAACTCTTATTCCTGATTCTTCTAAAGCATCTAAATTGACGTGTTTAGTTGCATCACCAATAGCATGAACTTTTTGTAAGTTCTGTTCAAGAATAGTACCTAAAGCACTACCTAATATTTGTCCTCCAAACTGCATACCAGCAGGAGCTAACATAGAACCTGCGAGGCTACCTGCGACTGACCCTACACCACCGCCAAATAACAAAGGAAAACCTGCTCCAAGCATTGTTCCTTGTCGTTGTTGTTGCCTAGTTCTTTTTTGTTGTGCTGCATCTTTCTTCTGTTGATTAATTCTTTTTTGGCGAACTTTTAATAGATCAAGTTCTAATTGTTTTTGTTTTTTCTTTTCCGCAGTAATTTGCTTTTCGATTTTCTTTTCTGTTTCTGATTTTGATTTTGACTTTGTTCTTCCACTAGCAGTATCTAATGCTTTCTGCATGTCAGCATTAATTTTTAACTGTTGACCAATAGCCTTACTTATATCTAGAAAATCTTTTGAATTAACTTCGGCCAGTTCAAGCATTTTATTAAGCAAGCCCATTGCCTTTTTCCCTGCAAGAATTGTCTTGGGAAATCCTCTTATTTCTTTTAATCTGCCTTGAACACTTCCAACTGTTGCTTGCATCGTACCAGATTGACCTGTAGCTTTAGCTGTAGCAACTGCTTCCATTCTTATTTGCTTAAAATTACCAGCAATAAGAGCACTAGCCATATTCATTCTTTCGGTTGCGTCAGAAGTAGCTTCAAATGCTTTACTTACAGCACTTATTTCATCTCTAACGTCTGCGATAGAATTACCAAAAGCCCTAACAGCACCAGCACTAAATGTCTTTTGTGTAAGCTCACGACCTCTTTCTATCTGTGCATTTAATTTCTCTATTGCCCTTTGTGCAGGGTCAGTTTTTATATTAAATTTTAATTTACTTATATTTCCTAATGTCTGTTCAAATCTTTTTGCAAGAGCTAAAGCCTGTTTTATATTTTTTTCACCACGACTCGTATTTATAACAAGATCAATCGTTTTAACCGCCATTTCGACCTAGTTAGACAAACTTATATTTTATTCTACCGTTTTTTGCGTAAAAAACCTTACTTACTACGAACTTTATTCATTTCTCTTTCTTGTTCTTCATTTTTCATTTTATGATATGCAGCCCAACCTATCATCTCTTCAAGGGTCATAGAATCACATAATTCACTAACTGTCTTTTTTAATTCATTAGCAAGTGAATATATAAACATCCAATCGCCATTAGCTTTTCAAATCGGCTTCTGCCTCTTCAACCCCCTTAGTTGCACCAGCTTCTAACATGGCTAACTGGATTTCTTGTAAAACAGAAGCAGCAACTTCTCTTCTCAAAGATGCTTTATCTCCATCAGCAAATAATCTCTTTTCATTTTTATCTAATGCTTTTTCAATCATTAGTTGTAAAGCAAAGTCATTTGCATCTTCAATTCCACCACTTTTTTTCTGAATCATTTCACGTTCAGCAATAGTTAATGGATGCCAATAAATAGTAAGAATAACTTCATCATTGTCCTTAATATCATATTTGTATAGTTGGCCTACACCAAATTTGTTTTTAAGGAGATCAACTGCTCTAGTCATGTTATTGTATAGCTACTAGAAGTATATCAGCTATTAGCGAAAAACGCACAAGATACGATTCCTAAGAAATGTGAACGATCTTCCAATTCAACAGGAATTGGGCCAGTAATTTCACCAACTCTAGGAGAGCAAGAAAAAGGATCTGAATAGTTAGAAGCATTTATTGAAGATAAGCCATCAATTACAGCTTCACCTATAGATGACAATACAGAAGTTCCTTTTGATTTAGGAACATAAATATTACATTGAACAGCACCAGTATAATAATCAACTGCCCCTCCTTGTGCTTGTAATGTTGACTGACTAAAAGTTATAGAAGTTGCTATATACTTTTTAGTTTTTCCTGGAGTGGTAAAAGCAACATTATCATATGTCAGAATTACAGTATTATCTGCTGCTGCTACTGCATCTGTAATTGCTTTTTCAAAAGCTGCTCTTGCATTAACTAAAGTCATAATTTAATGTACCTTGAACCTAATGCTGGAGCAGTTCTACCTCCTTCAACTCCTTGCGGTAATACTTGAGTGCCAGCTACTTTTACATCTGGTCGGAGCATACTACCGCCAAATACAACATCAACAACTTGTGTTATATTTTCCAAATAAGGCATAATCTGACTATTAGCAGATCCTAGTGCGTATCTTGCATACTCAGCCCTATTACCTATAAATATTGTCTCTCCAAATTTATATCTTTTAGTACGAGGGTATCTAGGTTCAATAATGGATGGTAAATTTCTGTTTTTATCTTTTTGTTTTTTTCTTTCTGACCATGGAGATCGTATTTCTTCGGTAGCTAAAGGTCTATAGGTATTTACCTGCCAGCTAGAAGCAAAAAAACCAGAATATTGAGGACTTGCTTCAGGTAATCCATCAAGTACAGTATCTATTAAATTATTAAGTTGGGTATTTAATTCTTTCCTTGTCGATGCAATCGCATTACTTAAGGCATTAGGATCTGATTTTGCCATTAAAATCTCCCAAGAATAGTGAACAGATAAGTTTGACCACCTTGTAATGTATTTATATTAACTATCTTTGCTACTCTAGTTGATCCTGCGTAAGTTAATGTAATTTCATCATCAAGATCAGGTTGGTTATCTCCTATTAAATCAGGTGTTATATATGTTTTAAATTCTCTAGTTTCCTTTCCTAAATCTTCTTGAGAATTAATAAATTCAATCGGAACATTAATACTGTAATTAGTATCAGTTGTTGTATATGCACCTGTACTTGTGTTATAGCTTCCAGATG